GAAGACTCTAATCTAGGAGCCATATCACAACAATTAGGCACAGAACTTCAAACCACAAGTCGCACACTCCCTAGACTTCCAAATTTAACAACATCTGCTAGTTTACCACAGGTACAGCCTGTTGCAGGCGGAATTGTTAGCCCTAGCATTTTAGGATATAACAGAGCAAACGAAGACATAGCTAGAAGATTCTCAAACACGGTCTAACCTTTAATTAAATAAAGATCCCAGTTATTTCTTAGCACTTCCAACCATTCTTCGATTGGCATAACTGTTACCTTATCGTTATCTTCGTCCCACTCTGGATTAATTGCATATAAAGGTACGCACACCCGAATAGGTTTGCGGTTGTATTTAAAAATTAAAACAGGGATACGGCCATCTGTTGATTTACAGACTTGATCCCACCACCCTTGTTGATACCAATCCCCTTCTTTATAAAACTTGCACTCTACGGCGTGATGAGGAATATTGATATCGCAAAGATCTTTAGATTGATATTGGTCTAGGTTACGCTTACAAACGTAGTCAATACCTTCAGATTCAAAAAACTCGTTTAATATTTTAGCAACGTCTCTTTCAAACGTCGCTCCCTTGGTTCTTGAGTTGATTGGCATTGTTCTTCTCCTTTAAAGTTCTTTCTTTCATTAGTAACTCTAGCTCATGCCAGCGATACATTCTTCTATTTACATGATCCCAAAACCAACCTTTATAGTCATAAAGTTTTTCTGTTGGGTCTTCCATTACTTTTCCTTTTTATAATTTTTTACTAATCCCATTTCTTCTCTATCAAAACCTAAAGGATGAGGAGATAAACATTCTAACTCATCTTTGCTGAAATGAATGTAAGGCTCTGAATCTTCTTCATAAACAGGTTCTGCAATTGTACCAAATCTTACATCGTATATGTGATCCCTTTTCCAAGTATGACTATAAACGCTGTCTGTCATTGCGTAGACAATTACAAATGGCTGATTGGTTGCCAAAGATAAAGCTGAGCCCATTCTTAACTTACTAGCTGAAAGTAGTAAAGTGTCATACTTTGTAATACCAAAAGTTCTGCATTTTACCTCCAACCAAAAAGAAACTTCTTTTGATTCGCACCAATAATCTAAACCATAACTAACTGGTAGTTTATGGCATCTAACATTCCAAAGGCCTTCTATAAAACCAGCAACACGCTCTTCGCGTTTTTGATCGTTGATGTTTTCCATTTTTGGTTTTGGTTTATCCATTGATCTCTCCCTTTTTAAATACAATACGAACACAATACTTGCGAACAATCGCAACAAGCGTAAATACTGTTGTTTGAATAACAGAGGTTGTTAACAAGCTAGCATTAAAATAATTGCACATGTTGAGAACAAAAAAAGATAAAGGTAAAGCTATTACAACGCCAACAGCTACATCGCTGAGACTTTCTTTTAAAGCGCGTCTATCAATCTTCATTAAAAAATGCTGGATCAATCGCAACAATACGTTTTGTTGGCCTTCCAGTTCCTTTTGCCCTTAAATCTTTTTCTTGTATCTCCCCTGAGTTTTTTAATCTCTCTATAATTTCTTTAACTTCGTATGACTTCATTGATCTGAATATTTCACGTCGATCAATATCACGCTTACTTATACCCCAATCTCCTTGCGATCTAATAAAGCTAAGTATCTGTTTAATACGGCCTTCCATTTCAGATCCCGCAACTTTGTCTTTACAATTCTCTATTAGCAACTGATCGTAGTAATAAACATAATCTATCGCCCATTGAGTTATATCACCTTTAATTGTTTTGGCTTTCCTATCATCTGCAAGAGCTCCAATCAAAGCTAGTCGCATGGCTTTTTCTCTAGTTCTAGATAATAAAACCTCAAGACCCTCTTTCTCCAAAGCATTTTGTTGATCTACTAATTTGTATGCCAAGCTGTCCAACAAAGCGTTTGAATCATCATCAAACTTTATAATTCTTTGTTTAAAATCTAACTCAGCATTGTCTCTAGATATCTGTTCCATTTCGTTGTCAACCTGTCTTACATGTGAAACCCAGTTGTATGTTGATTGAGGAGGCTCAACAAAAGCTACCATTTTGCCAACTGTTCTTGGCACATGAGATTCAACAACAATAAATCTATTTAAGAAACCGTCAACAATACGACCTGTTGATAAAGCGCCATAAAAGTTTTTAGGCACACTCATACCGACCAAAGTAATTGCAGGCTTAATTGTTGATCTATCTAAAACTTCTTTTTGTTGTTTATTAGTTAGAGTCATCATTGAATAGTTATCTGGTCTTAAAACACCATGACATCTTCCCCAAGTCTCCATAAGAATTTGTAATGCGTCTTCTTTGTTTGAGTTAGAAGATTTAGATATGCTTTCCAATCTTTTACCAAACTCATCCATTACGGTTATGTGAGTTGGTTTATATCTAAGTAAACTGTAAATAGCTCCGCTTGAAGTATAACCATCTCCCGCCATTAAATCGCTATGCTCAGCATGATCTAAAATAGTTTCAACAACTGTCTTGACATTTTCTTTACCCTGTCCCGACTTAGCAATACACATAAAAAACAAAGATGAAAAGTTGTTCATATTGGTTCTATACATTCTTCCTAAAGCTACCGAGCCTAAAGATAATGCTGCTTGCATACTAATGGCTGGCTGAGATATGTGCGCTATCTTTTCTGAGTATTCGTAAATGTCTTTTAACACACCAGGCGGAGAATAAAGATTAGCTGGTTCTTTTACTGTTTTGGTTGTTGATATATAAGCAGGTGCTTGTTGGTTTTTTCTGTCATGAGTTTTTTGAACTGAATTAACTGTTGTTGATATTTCACTTGCTGATAAAGGTGGAGAGTTTTGTTCGTTCCAAGACTGCACAAAGAACTCTGTAAAATCTGTATTTAAACCTTTGGCTATTAAATAACCCGCTAGTCTTGCCGCTTGATCGTTACGGCCGCCCTCAGAAACACCTTGAATAGATAAAGGTGTAGAGATTGGTTTGCCGTTGAGTTTCTCAACCCCAGTTATCTTCACCCATAATTCTTGAGTTAAGTTTGGTAAATCATCAACATCATTTAAATCCCAATCTTCAATTCTTGTAGGGGTATATATAGCTCCTGTTGCATGAATATTGTGCGGAGCAACAATCAAACCACCCACACCCCTAATATCAATTAGCTTGGCTGGATCATACCCTTCAGTTCTTTTGGCTACCCAAGTAGTAAAGTTTTCTGGATTGTTGTAATAATAATGAACCCCTTTGCCTGTTGCTACTTTAAAAGGTGTTACTGGTAAGTTGGCCTCACACCAATTTACCGCCTCGGGTGTATCTGCATCTATAACAATAAACTTGCCACAGACTAAAGCGACGACTAAATCATCTCGCCCCTTAAACCATTTCTCTATTTCTTCCGTCGTCGGCTGTCGCTCTTGGAATTTTTGCCACCCCCCTAATTCTTTGGGCGGAACTTTATTATGCCTATGGAGAGGTACTACACTTATCCCATATTCTGCATAAGCCAGAGCTAAGTCCAACGCAGAGTCTTGCGCTGTTACTTGTAAATTGAACACTCTTAACTTTCACTAGTTTCTTCAATAGGACCAAAAATGGATTCAAAATCTAACTTACCGCCAGAAGCTTTAATAATTTTTTTTGCCTGTTTAATAGAGGGTTGTCTAAGACCATACCTCCATGCTTTAGTTGACGCTGCTGAACAATCAAACAGCTCCGCAGCTGGCTCCGTGCCAATAAATTCTATATACTTCTTTAAAGTTATTCTTTGCACTTCTCTCTCCTTATATTGTGGTTCTAGATTTTTCTTCTTAAATGATTTAAGCTCTTCTTCGGTAAGACTTTTTAACCGCCATAGGTAGTTTACCTTCCATTGATTTCGGTCTACTTCTCTCATTTTACATTCCGTTAAAAAATTAATGTTCACACATTGTAATTCATATTAAAATAAATTAAAATAGTATTTTTAAATAAAACGGAGAAGATAAATGTCTGACATTTTAAGCAGAATAAAAAGTCCTAGCGACTTGGTAGAAAATCAAGGGGCTAAGATTTTAATGTATGGTGCAGCTGGAGCTGGTAAAACAACTTCACTTGCAACCTCACCTGGAAAAACTTTAATTATTAGTATGGAAGCTGGTTTGTTGTCTATTAAAGACGCGGCCAATGTTACCGCTATTGAAGTTAAAGAAGCCTCAGAGATTGAAGAGATTGCTGAGATGCTAGAAAATGGCAAACTCGATTACGATACTATCTGTTTAGATAGCGTAACTGAGATGTCTGAGCTTTTACTAGCACAAGAAAAAGCAAGGTCTAAAGATCCTCGACAGGCTTATGGAGAGGTAATTACAGTAATGACAAGAACGATGCGAAGATTTAGAGATCTTAAAATGCACGTTATTTTTGTTGCTAAAGAAGACAAGCTTCGAGACGAAGCAACAGGTATGTTTCATTATCAACCAATGATGGTTGGCGCTAAACTACCTACCCAAATTCCTTACTTCTTTGATGAAGTGTTATGTCTTAGGACATTCACCGAAGAAAATGATGAAGGGAAAAAAGTAACCAATCGTTGGTTGCAAACAGTTCTTGGGGATAATTACATCGCTAAGGATAGGAGTGGCAAGCTAGATTCTTTTGAAGAGCCTAACTTGACATATATTATTAATAAACTTGGATTTTCAAAAGGAGAAAAATAATGAGCGATTTTGCAGACGTCAAGTTTGATTTTGAATCTGGTGGTAGTGGTGAATCTACTATTCCAGAAGGGGACTATTTAACAGAGATAAGCAAATGCGAGAAGACTACTTCTAGCAATGGCAACGACTATCTTGCGTTAGAGGTCAAAGTATGTGGTGAAAAATACAAAGGCTGGATTGCTAGAGACAATCTAAACCTTTGGTACAAAAATAGCGACGCTGAAAAGCAAGAAATGGTTAGAGAGATAGCCTCTAGGAAATTCTCTGGCTTGGTCAAAGCGTTAGGCAGAAAAGACAACCCACCCGCTAATGGTGGCGAGCTGGTTGGTAACAAAGTGATTTGTACTTTTGGCATTGAGAAAAGTAAAAATCCTGACTATCCCGACGATAAAAACAATATCAAGGGTTTCAAGCCGTTGGAAAAGATGTCGCCTAAACAAGCAGACGACACCCCAGCTTGGGTAACAGAAGGAACTTCTGAAGCCAAAGCTCCAGCTAAACCAAGCTTGTAATTGTTAGGCTTTGCTAGGAAGCCTTAAAGGTATTATCTCCCCCCATTTAGATAGTATGTACCTACCTAGCACTTTTTTAGACAGGGGCCTTAATAAGAGTTATCCCTTAGTGTCTGGTCCTGTAAAGTGTCTTGAGAGCGCAGGCA